TCGGTATGCTCAATAGCATCATGGCGTGATTTGGGAGGAAGTGCTTGGCACTGAAGAATGACTTTTCCGTTTATCTGCTTTGTTATGGGGGGCTGTCAGTTACCGTCCGGCTTAATCAGGAACAAACCCGCACTTACAGGACTATTACTATCTTTATCAGTGACATCATGCCTCACTCAGAAGAAGACGAAGTGAACAGGTTTTATGCGTTGCTCCGCAAGGATATCCCCGTGGGGAATTGTGCCGTGTTTGAGCATCACCATGAAGGCATGTATCGATTCGATGGGTACTCCAGCGACATCGGAGATCTCCATTTTGGGCCAAAGGGTCATGCCCCGTAGCTTGACATGAGAATAATCTTCCTTTACTCTTATGACAGATGAACGACAATCTCAACAACCTTCCAGTTATACCACATAACCCTGCAATAACCGACGAATTACGACATCAATGGCGCAGTAAAGGCGGGAAAACCGTCACTCCAGCCAAAACAAGGGCTTCTCTCAGGAACTTACGGAAGGCAACAGAGGCTTCCCGGGCGAAAGCGCTTGATAATAGGATCACCCAGCTCCGATTACAGGTAGCAAAAGCTGAGCATGAGCTTGCAGAATTCAAGAATCAGGCAAAAATCGACTATGAGAAGGCGATTCATGATGCTGTTATGCAGGAAAAGATGGACCAAGCCACCAAAAAGGATATCGTACTGAAAATGTTGCTCAGTCTGTACGAAGAATTCGGTGGCAACAAGGAAGCGCTGTCGATTATCAAGACTTCTACCCGCAACAAGATGGAATTTCTCAAAAAATACTTGGATGTGTTCCCGAAACTGGCTGCCCTTGTCGAGAATCCGGAAGCAGAGCGCAGGACGGGCGGCATACAGGTGCATATTCATGGTTTTCACAGGGAACCTATAACTATCAAAGGGAGAGTTAACGAAGAAGAACAAGAATTGACCGTAGAACCATAATTCTTGTAGCGGATACCGAAATATTATCGGGGGCCGTGTCCCACATTGTGGGGTACGGCTTTTTATTTTATGAGAACAGAAACAGATACCGCACAGCATGTTACTTATTCTTATGAGGACGTCCCGACCGTTCTCAGGTTCGCCCAATCCGAAAAAAGGTTCAGGGCTATCGTCGGTCCGTTCGGTTCCGGCAAGAGTTCGGGCTGCTTATGGGAGCTGATACGCCGGGGACAGGAGCAACATCCTCATAAGGACGGGATACGGCGCTCAAAGTGGGCGATTATCCGCAATACTTACCCGCAGCTCAAAGATACCACGATGGAAACCGTATTTGATTGGTTCCCGCCACGGTATTTCGGTCAATACAAAGTTGCAGATCATAATTACTACATAAATCACTTCGATCGCTGTGAAATCCTCTTTATGTTCCGGGCGTTGGATAAACCTGAGCATGTCTCTAACCTTTTGTCGATGGAATTAACGGGCGCATGGATCAACGAAGCAAGGGAAGTGCCGTGGGCGATCATCGAAGCCTTAGACGGCAGAATAGGGCGGTATCCGGCGACAAAAGACGTCGGGTTGTGGCGTTGCAAGGCCTGTGGTTCAATTCAGGAGACGGAAGGGATTTGCCTTGCCTGTACGAGCGTGCTTTTAGACAGGACAGGCTGCACATACCGAGGCATGATCATGGACACTAACCCGCCGGATGAGGACACGGACTTTTATCGCTTCTTTGAGCTTGAAAAACCCGACAATGCAGCTATCTTCCATCAGCCGAGTGGACTTGCTGCAAACGCTGAAAACCTGACTCACCTTGACGGCGGGCGAGGATATTACTCAGAGCTGGCAAAGGGGAAATCCAAGGAGTACATCGATGTTTATATTCATGGCAAGTACGGCTATGTCAAAGAAGGCAAGCCGATATACGAAACCTCATGGAATGATACCCTGCACGTTGCTCCATATTCTTTGCAGCCGGTACTGGGGAAAGAATTAATAATCGGCTTCGATTTCGGCTTAACGCCGTGCGCTATCATTACGCAGATCACTCCGAGGGGATACCTGAATGTTCTGGATGAACTGACAACCTCAAGTATGGGTCTGGAGCGGTTCTTGCAGAACATCTTGGCTCCGCTGCTCAATGTGAAATACAGAAACTATAAGGTTTTGGCTGTCGGAGATCCCGCCGGGACACAGAGGGCGCCGACAGATGAACGCACCTGCTTTGATCTGTTGCGGCAGTACAACTTTGACGTCTATCCGGCAGCATCCAACACCATTACTGCACGCATAGGCGCTGTCGAAACCTTCCTCTCGAGACTTACCGATGGCAAGCCGACCTTACAGCTTGACCCATCTTGCCGGATGCTCAGGAAAGGCTTTAATGGCGGATACCACAGGAAGAAGATCCGGACGACCGGCGGGGAGAGATACTCGGACGATCCCTATAAGAATATTTATTCACATCCTCATGATGCGCTTCAATATGCGTGCCTCTTTATCGTGTCTTCCATACAGAAATCGCAGAGGGACCAATATGCCAATGCAGGTAAATATCGCAAACCGTACCGTGTACCGACACGGGCGGGTTATTAGGAGGGCTTATGCCAGATACCGAAGTTGTAGAAAAGCCAGTTAATCAGGAGGCGTTAGAGAAACTTGGAATAGCGATCGCATCAGAGTTTGTATATAACGAGAAGTTTCGGCGGGACAAGGAAATCGAGTGGGTAGAAAGCCTGCGGCAAGTCAAGGGGATATACGATCCTGAAACAGAGAAGCGCATACCGGCGGACGGCAGTAAGGTGTACCCGAAATATACGAGATCCAAAGAGACGCCGTGCATTGCGAAACTTAATAGTATGCTTTTCCCTGACAATGATCGAAATTGGGATATCGATATTACTCCCATGCCGAAGCTTACCGATGCAGATATGCAGATGGTAGCCGATCAGGTTGTGAAAGCGAAGGTTGCGGCAGGGCAGCAGCCGACTCCCAACGACATTGTAAAAGGTGTTAAACGACTTGCACAGGATCGTTGCGACGAGATGGAACGGGAGATGGACGATCAGCTCACCGAAATGAATTACAAGGGGATCAGCAAAAGAATTGTGCGCTCAGGCGTGCGTTACGGAACAGGGGTTCTCAAGGGTCCGCTTGCAGAAGCAAAGGATGAAGTCAACGTCGTACAATATGAGGGACAGTGGAAGCAGGAGGTCAATACGACATATATCCCTGCGGTTACTTTTGTACCGCTCTGGTACTGGTATCCCGATATGACAGCAACCGAACTTGAGGATTGCGGGCATTTCTATGAGCTTCATGTGATGTCGAAGCACGAGCTCCGGAAGTTGAAGAAGATGAAGGGCTTCCTTGGTGATGTCATCGAGAAGATTATCAAAGATACCCCCACGGGCAATTATAAGTTCAAGCCGTGGCAGATCGATCTCCAGAACTTAGGAGATAAGGTTAACCAGCAGAACCAGACAAACAAGTACGAAGTCCACGAGCGATGGGGATATGTGGACGGATATTACCTTGAGGCTGCCGGAATAGAGATCCCGGTGGACAAAATGGAGGTTGAGTATTTTGCGAATATTTGGGAGTGCGGTCAGCAGATCATTAAGATAATCCTGTCGCCCGTGCCGGAAGATATCCAGATTTACCACGTCTTTTATTTCGACAAGGATGAGAGCAGCATATTCGGGCAGGGGCTTCCCCGCATTATCAGGGATACGGACATTACGATTGCCGCAGCCAGCCGGATGTTGCTTGACAATGCAGCGTGTGTCTGCGGTCCACAGGTGGAGATTAACATTGATTATCTTGTACCGGGACAGGTTATTGATGAGTTTCACGCCCGAAAGATCTGGTACAGGGAGGGCAGGGGACAGGAAGGGCAATATCCCATGCTCAGGAATATTGAATTTGAGTCACACATCGAAGACCTTGTGATGATTATTCAGGAGTTCAAGAGATTTGGTGATGAGGAATCCAGCTTACCGGCTTCTGTTTTCGGTCCACCGGAAAAGGGAATTAACGAAACAGCAAGGGGATCAAGCATCAGGAGCAGCAATATTATGGTGACACTGGCAGACATTGTGAAATCCTTTGACGACTGCAATGAGGGATTACTGAGATCTCTTTATCGTTGGAACATGGAGTTTAACGATAATGCTGAAATAAAGGGTGACTTCAATGTGAAGGCAAGTGGTTCGACAAGCATTATGTCTAAAGAAGCAAGGACTCAGTCACTTGATTACTTTGCTTCCACACTAACCCCAATGGATGAGCCTTACATCGACCGGCGTGAATTCTTGCTTCAGAGGGCAACCGTCCATGATTTACCGGTAGACCGACTGATCGTTGACGACAAGACCGCTCAGGAACGCATTGTAGCTCAGAGGGATGCAGAAGCAGTTGCACTGGCGAAAGAAAAGATGAAATCTGAGATCCGGTATGACCATGCAAAAGCTTCACATATGGAAGCAAAGGCTGAGGGAGAAGCACACGATAAACATATCAAAGAAGTTGATGCCGGGTCCCGTGCTTTGCATGCTGTTACTGAGGCAAAGGGTCAGGAGCATGATGAGGACATGGGTGCGGCGGATGCACACTTGAAAACGCTTGGTCACTTCCAGAAAAGCAAAGAGCTTGACCTGAAAAGAAAACAGATGCAGCAGCAGGGCAAGAAGGTGCAGAAATGAGAACAGACACAGACACCATTCTCGCTGAACTGAAAGGACTTGGGAACACACATACCCTTCAGGGCGTTATTGCTCTTTGCGAACTCGAGATCTCCAAAACACAGAAGGAGTGGGAGGAGGCGGTTGGGGTAGAAACGATGAAAGAGTGTCAGGGAAGGATCAGGGGATTGCGGAAAATTATCAAGCTTATTACACAGATATCTTGACATGACTTTAACGATCGTATATAACTTTTGATAATGAATACAGACACAGCAAAGAAAACCTACATAGACGCTGTGGCAATTTCATCCTATCTGAGACGCTTGGAACGCAATCTATTTTTCGGTCAGGTAACTCTTGTTTACCGAGACGGGAAAATCAGTACAGTAGAGGAGAAAAAGCAATATAAGTATCCAGAAGACATAGAAAAATAGTCTCTACAGATAGCTTAGGAAAGCGGGCTGTAGTCCCTACATTACGGGGGATTACAGCCTTTTTTATTTTACGGCTACGCATAGCGAGCCAATAAAAATGGAGGGTACAATGCCAGACACAGACGTGCAGGACAATCAGACACAGGAGCAAACACCAGATCCCTTTGACGCTGCTTTCGATGAGGCGGTGCAAGGATCGGCGGAAACGCCACCCGCTGCAACTCCGGCTTCGGATGCAGAACCAGCAAAGGCAGCCGAGACTCCACCGGCTGAGGCTCCTCCGGCTGAGACTCCACCGGCTGAGACTCCTCCGGCGGGTGAAGTACCACCCGTAACAGCAGAGGAAGAAGATTCCCCACCTGATTTGCAGAAAGAGATTCACCGTAGGAAAACCTTACAGGGGATGTTCAACTCCGAAGTCAAAAAGAGCAAGGAACTTGAAGGCAAGCTAAGGGAAAACGAAGCTGAGCTTGTAAAGTTTCGGACGTTACACACAGGTCGGGATGGAACGGTAACAGCACCAGCCCCGTCGCCTGTAATTCCGTCCGCACCTTCAGCACCGCTTGCACCTTCAGCACCTTCAGCGCCCGCAGCTCCAACACCCGAGACCATCGATCAGATGCTTGACTCGATCGAATCAGGGAAGGTTGTCAAAGAGGACTTCGAGGACATCTATAAGTGGCAGATGGACTTCATGAAAAAATATGATGAGGTTATGGTGAACCGGCTGGTTTACCTATACCAATCCATTAACGGCCAAATTGCCCCTGTACTCAGTTCCGTGTCCAGCGATGCAGACGCAAAGCATTTTGCAAAGATAGCAGGAGAACACCCTGACTATTCCAACATCGTTGAAAGTGCAGACTTCAGCAGTTGGATAGCGGATAACCCGCCATCTCTGCAAAAAGAGTTTACTCGCATCGTGAATGAAGGCACGTCATCGGAAAGCATCAAGATGCTGTCCCTTTACAAGAAGGACCGGGGCTACTCAACGGTGACTGCGTCACCAGATCCTAAGGTGGCGGACGATCCGAGCAAGAGAGCAAGGCTCGAGAATATGACTATCGTAAAAACCAAACACCCGCCCGTGAATACGGGACTAAAACGGGGCGCCAATAAGGACGATTACGATTCTGCTTTTGATGAGGCGTTATCGTCCCACGGAGGAAAATAAATGCCAGCAACAACCTATGGGGACATTAGCCCCCGTACCGCAGCTTATGCTGCTGTAGACTTACTTGAGAGAGGCTTACCGCTTCTCGTTCTCGAAAAATTCATGCAAGCGAAAACCCTGCCGGGTAACAAGTCAAAGTCAATGACTTTCAGGCGCTATAATGCGCTGGCGCTTGCAACGACTCCCCTGACTGAAGGGGTAACACCGACGAGCAAAAAGCTGACCGCAACCGACGTAACCGCAACGCTGTACCAATATGGAGATTTGGTTGAGATCACCGATGTTGTCGAGGATACTCACGAAGATCCCGTTCTGAAAGAGGCGCTTGCGGTTCTTGGCGAGCAGTCAGCTCAGACGATCGAGACGATCCGTTATAACGTCCTGAAGGCTGGAACCAACAAGTTTTATGCCAATGGCACGGCAAGAACGGACGTCAACACAGCGATCGCTGATGGTGATATAAAACTCATCGTTAGGGCGCTGAAAAGGCAGAACGCTCAGTTCCACACGTCCATTGTCAAATCGACACCGGCGTTCAATACTGAAGCCGTGCTTCCGTGTTATGTGTGCGTAGCGCATACAGACTGTGAAGCCGACGTCAGGGCATTGACCGGCTTCATCGATGCAAAGGACTACGGGACCACGAAGCCGATGGAAGGAGAAATCGGAGCTGTCGGTAACGTCCGGTTCATTATCTCCAATATCTTTACGTCATACGCTGACGGCGGCGGGGCGTTCGGCACCATGATCTCTACATCTGGAGTGAGCGCAGATGTGTACCCGTTCATCTTCTTGGCAAAGAACGCTTGGGGCGGTATCGCACTCAAGGGTAAGTATGCTATCAGCCCGACCGTTATCAATCCGACTCCTTCCAAGTCTGATCCACTGGGGCAGAGAGGAAGCGTGAGCTGGAAAACCATGCAGACAGCAGTAATCCTCAATGACGCATGGATGGCAGTTCTCGAAGCAGCGGCTAAGGAACTCAGTTAAACATTAACCCCTTAACGGGGAGGGTACACTTATTCTCCCCGAATTTTCTTGGAGGTTTAACATTATGGTTCACAAAATCACAGAAGCAGTAGTACACCAGCCGCTCAGGGATCTCTTGAGGGGTCTGGTAACGATGAATCTGGCGACTAAGGGTGTCTGGTCGGCTCAGAATTCCCTTCTCTGTCCGTCTGTTTCGTTGGCCGGAGACTATGCAGTAAACGGGGTACTTGTCACAAACGCAGCTTCCAGCTCAGCGTTCCCGATACACGGGACACCGACAGTTCCGATAGGCGGAGGCTTGGCGGCAGTTTGTTGCTTTAACGCAGCCGGATCGGGTATCGCTTACCCCACCAACGTTCTTACGTCTGCTCAGGTTTCTGCGGGCGGCACAGGATGTGCGAACATTCTGGCAAACGCAAATCTTGTCATGCCGGAGATCCCGGATACCATGTGTCCTGTCGCTATCTATACTGTAGCGGTCGGGACAGTGGCGCACGTTGCCGGATCTCATGCCTTCAGTCAGGCGGTATCAGCAGGTGGGTCTGTTGCGATCACACAGATCATGACCCTGAAGCGTACCGGATAGGGGGTGTGAGCTATGGCAAGCAATTTAAGTAGAGCGATCAGCGCTCAGATCAGCTCCGGTAGTACCGGACTTGGCGTTGATGCCATTGAGAGCGCCGCCATCAGCACAGCCAAGGCTGGAGCATTAACATCCGCAGCGGTTGTTACATCCTCTGCGATCAGCGCAGCGGTGGCAGGTGGATCTGTCTCCTCAGCGATGAGCGTGGCTGGTAGCAATGTCGGCGTTTCGGCGGCTATCAGTTCGGCGGTGCAGAACGGAGCAATCTCATCTGCGGCAAGTAATGTGCAAGCTTCGGCGGCGGTGGTAACTTCATCGGCTGTCAGCAATGCGTATGCTGCATCAGGATCGGCAGCGTCTTCGGCCCTGAGCGCCTGTATAGCGGCGGGAGCTATTTCGTCAGCGATCTCACTTTGTCTGGTAGGTGCTAAGTCATATGTGACGTCGCATACAACGAGTAGCGCCCACTAACCTGTGAAAATTGTCCACTGGACATTGAACAACGGGTCAGGACTTAACCGTATCTCCGCTAATATGTGTATGGAGGAGAGAAAGTTAGGTCTTGACTCGTATGTTTGCTACACGAATCCGCTTGAGACTCCGGGCGTTCCCCTGCATAACCTACCGGTGCAGATTCTCACGGAAGATCAGGCAAGGGTTATGACCGACATTCATGTGGCACACTCTCATCTTCCCGACGGGATTGAGGGGAAAACCATCTTTATCCCGCACGGTACTCCAGAGCATTGCTTTGCTGTTGCCATCGAACAAGGCAAGTGGCAAGGGTATGTTGCCGGAGATCCGATGATGCTCAGCTTGTATCGGCTTAACAACACAGATGTCACTGTTACCTTTTGGGACAGGCATCAGTTTCTCTGGAAAACCTTAGCGCCCAAAGCAGATATCAGGCTGGTCCCGATGGGAGTAGATCTCGACTTTTGGAAACCGCAACCTATCCCCTCTACGGGGAAATGGTCTGGCACACCCTCACTTTTTACCTGCGAGAACATGCACTCAATCAAGTGGCCGCTTGACCTTGTTTTGGCTTATCCGATAGTCAGGGAAGCGGTTCCGGGCGTAGTTCTTCATATCCATTACATACCTATGGACCAACACCGGTTCTGGTATCCGCTGTTACAGGCAAACGGGACATCCTATAAATCCTTTACCAGTGGCGGATATTTTACGCCGGAGAATTTGAGACTTAATTTCTTGAATGTAGATTACTACGTCAGCTTTGTCCGGTACGGAGATTTCAATAACGTTTGTCTCGAGGCGAGGGCGGCGGGCTGCAAGCTTATCAGTTACAAGGGGAATCCCTATGCAGACTTCTGGATTGATGAAGGTGATCAACGCATCATGGGGATTCAGTTGGTTGAGATTCTTAGGGGGATAACGCAACCGAGGACACCAGCGCCGGTTCCGTCTATCAAGGAAATGACCGAAGCAATGGTCAATATTTATAAATCTCTCTAACCCATAATCAGGAGGTTGACAGCAACCTACCAAAAAGGAGGATTTCATGGAAGAAGTAAAAGATCAGACAGTGACAGAGGAACCAAAAAAGAGGACAGTCTTACCCGACAAGGTCGATCCTGTTAAGTTCAGGGGTTCAGCAGAAGAAGTCTCGGCGGTTAATATACTCGAGACAAGTCCACAGTATATTACAAGTCCACAGGGTATGCCGGTTACAGAGCAGCATCCTGCCGGTAATCGGCGCTACAAAATACTTATTCATGAAACGGGAGACAAGACCGAATCAAAGCGAGATGTCTTTGTAAGCTGCAATGGTTTTGCCTGTCTGATCAAAAGAGGGGTCCCGGTTGTCATTCGTGAGGGAATATTGTCCGTGCTTCTGGAATCAGTCATAACGACCATTGAGAAGGACGATGACACTGGACTCGATCGCACGATTGATGTGCCGAGGTTTTCATTGCAAATCATGGGAGAGGTTACATGAACTTTAACCAGATCATCGATATAGCCAAGAAAGTATATCTTGATGATCAGAAAGCGCCGATCCTTTGGACTTATGAAACCTTGGAAGTCTTCGGTAATGAAGCTGTGCGGGAAGCCTGCCGCCGGTCTGAACTTATCGAAGACTTTTCCACGTTATCGGTCTGCCGTCAAAGCTTAGTCAGTGGTCAGGCAGTTTACCCTGCATCTGCAAAGATTACCCGTATCAAAACCATCGTCCTTGCCTCAGATGGAACATACACCCTTACCGGACCCCTTACCGAAGAAGCGCTGAATATCGAATATCCGGCGTGGAGATCTCAGACGGGCGGGCCCCTGTTCTACACATACAAGGGCAATCAGGTGAGGTATGTTCCCATACCAGACACAACCGATACGGCAACATTGACGGTCGCAAGACTTCCGCTTTTTGATTGTCAGATCAAGCCGCTTTCCATTACCGGAACGGCAAATATCAGCTTCGTGGCAGCCACCAAAACCATATCCAAGGCTGGAGAGAACTTCCTGTTCAAGGGAGCGATCCCGGGTAATATCCTTACTGTTACCGGAACGACAAACAACAACGGAAACTTCACCGTGGCTTCAGTAACAGAAACAGCGATTGTGGTATCTGAGACGCTCGTTGATGAATCGAATACGTCCGCAACAATACAGATGGAGTTCGTTCCTGAGATACCGGAGATGTATCATCTCGATCTGGTGGACTGGATATGCCATCTTTCGTACAACAAGCGGGACTCCGAAACAGAGGACGCAAGCAGGGAGACAAAGTATTCCAGACGGTTTGATGCGAAGTTCGGTCCGAGACCTTCAGCAAACGCTGAGCATTACCGCAAGTACCTTCCGAGAGATGCGAGGATGAGGAGCGGCTGCGGGTTCGGGTTTTAGGAGGAGGAATATGGCTGATGAATTAACACCATCGGCGCCGCCTGCATATCCTCTCAGGCGCATGATACATGAGCCAACAAACTTCGAGCTGAAAGATGATCAGTACGGCATGGGGCTTATCATCCACCGGTACTGCAATATCTACGGAGAGAAAACGAAGATCGGCAATAACGTCAAGATCGGCGCCTATACAGAGATCTCCAACGCCGTTATAGGGAATGATGTGGTTATCGGAAACGGCTGCTTTATTCCAGAGGGTGTAACGATTGAAGATGGTGCGTGGATCGGTCCTCGAGTCGTCTTCACCAACGATCGCTTTCCGCCGAACGATAAAATGTTTTGGGAGACAACAACCGTGCAGGCGGGTGCAAGGTTGGGAGCCGGGACCCGTGTACTTCCGGGCGTAATTATCGGGTCAGGGGCGTTGATAGGAGCTGGATCAGTAGTTACAAAAAACATATATCCGGGTGAAATATGGGCGGGAGTACCAGCCACATTTCTCCGGTGTCAGGAGGATGAAAAGTGTATATCAATGAAGCAATTACTATCGGACGCACAGACGATGGGTCTTACGTCGTCGGATACCAAAAAAAAGTAAAGAAGGAGAAGGACTCCAAAAGCGATATTTGCTGTCCATCATCTGAGCAAAAAACACTCATTTGCAAAGACGAGAAAGAGGTCGTGAAAGCGATCACAGCAATTCTTCCGAAAATCAAGGGATCATATGTTGAAGAAGACGAATTCGGAAAGGAGTTCGACAAGGCAACAAAATGACAACGCTCATAGCCATAGCGCTTCATTTCATAGGGGACTTCCCTCTCCAGAGTGATTTGCTGGCGCAAAACAAAGGAAAGTCATGGGAGGTTTTGCTTTACCACTGCCTTATTTATGGAGCGCTATTTTATCTTTTCGGCGCAACGATGCTACAGACTGCAATCCTGATATCGACGCATTTCGTAATTGATGCGCTCAAGGCACGGTACAATCTGATTAATCAGATCTGGCAAGATCAGCTTTGCCATATCGCCGTAATCCTTATTCTATTTGAGGCAATAAAATGAGGACACAGAGAGAATTCATAATCAATTACAAGGTCTGTAGCGGTATCAACAAGAATCAGGATACCGTCAGGCTCATGACACCACGCACTCAGGAAGTCCCTGTTTATACACTCAAGGACTGCATTAACGCCGATGTTGATGCGACCGGGGCTTTGCTCAGGAGACTTGGCAGGGCTCAGCTCAAAAGCGGTACGGGGTATCACAGCATTAAAGGATGGGATGATATATGCCTTGTGGCACGGAACAATACGTTACTGAGGTACGATGAGGACTTTACATCGACAACAACGCTGTTCTCAGGTCTTCAGAACCTTTGGGTAACGTATGCACGCACTGGCTACGATATTTACTTCAGTGACCTTTCCACAATCGGCATAATCCGAAATGGTACATATATGGCGCTGCCTTCTGTAACGTATGGCGTAACTCGTCCTACCCTTCAACGCTGGCTTGCACAGACAAGAATAAACACACCGCCCGGACAGATACTTGAGATCTTCGCTAATCGCCTCTGGTCAGCGGTCGGTCGGGTCCTTCACTATTCAGATCCTTTCGCTTATCACCGTGTCAGTAAACACCGTGGACATATCCCGTTTGATGGCATGATTACGATGGTAAAGGCGGTCAACGATGGCATGTTCATATCGGCAGATAGCAAGCTGTTCTTTCTTGCCGGTAGGGAGATCTCCAACCAGAAGCTTGTGAATCTGGCAAATTACGGCGCTGTCTTCAGCGCTGTTTGTGATATAGAACCTTCGTTATTTGCGAAGGAAACGAAACCCGCAATCATGTTTCTTACTGAAAAGGGGATATGTACTGGAGGGGACGGTGGACAATTTGAGAACTTAACAATCGCAAAGTATCCTGACATAACTGCGAAACAGGGAGCAGCTCTATTCCGTTCGTATGTTGCAGAGGTGAGCGGACAGAGCCGGACGATACATCAATTTTTGACATCTTATCAAAATTAAGGAGGGACAAAAATGGTACGTTTTAGCACAGGCACAGTTCAGGGCATAGCAGCAGACGAGACGGTAAAAGAGCAGTTTATGGATGGGAAGATCGTGCTTTATTCAGGGGCGCAGCCATCATTGGGAGATGATGCCTATAATGGGACTCCGCTTGCAACCATCACAAAGGACGGGGGTACTCACGTCCCCGACACGAAATCCACAAGACAGATTTGCAAAGATGTTATCAGTTCCTCAACAGAGGGGCATATCTTTACCCTGACGATTGACGGTACAGCATATACCTATACGGCGCTTGCTGGTTCCTCAACGACAATCGTTGCCGCAGCTTTGGCTGCCCTTGTCGATGCAAGTAGGGTCGTGACTGCCTTGGCAGAGGGAGCAAACATCTGGATCAGGGCAAGGTTCGGCGGAAATGTCTTTACTTGTGTTTCGAGCGGAACAGGCGGACAGACTGTTACCACTCCTATCGCCAGCGCAAGGGCTGTGGGTATCCAGTTTGGCGCATGTGCCGGTGGAGTTCTTGCAAAGGAAGCAAGCACATGGCAGGGCGACGGTGTTGCCGATGGTACAATCGGCTGGTTCAGGATTTACGCAAATGCAACCGATGCCGGTGGCTCCAGCGCAACAGCAAAGAGGATTGACGGGAGTTGTTCGACAACTTCGGGTGACATGATCCTGAGAAGTCTGGCGGCTGAGACCGGTATTCCTATCACGATCGATAACTTCGATATCACATTCCCTAAAGTCAGATCGTAAAGGAGAAAAATGGGCGTCACAGATCCGAACGACAGGATTGTGCCGTTATGCCCGGGAGGTGCTGACCCGATTTGCGTGCAACGTCTCGACAATGGAGATTGTCGGAAATGGCTATGTGCAGACAGTAGCGGAGATATCCCTGACAATGGCGGGGATGATTGGGGAGACGACGACGACGGCGGCGGAAAAGGCGGAGGCGGATATATTGGCGATGAATTGCAGGCGTGCTATCCGACATTTGTTTGGAGGGAGTTCGCTGGTGGTAAGGTAACTTTTCAGAACAATACCATCGGCGCTCCCGTCCTTGAATGGCATTGGGACTTCGGTGATGGCCATGAGAGTAAATCAAAAAATCCAGTTCATTATTACTCACGCCCCGGATCATTCGAGGTTTGTCTTCGTGGAAAATCATCCGGCGGTTGGCGTGAATATACCACAACAATCAGCTTAGACCCTACCGTTTTCAACGGCAACGCCACAGTCTCTTTTACTTATGTGAAATCGGGATTGTCTGTTTTCTTTACAGATACGTCCACAGTTCATGAAGGATCTTGGCGTTGGAATTTCGGGGACGGCACAACGTCAACGGCACAGAACCCCAAGCATACCTATGCTGACGGCGGTTCATATTATGTAACCCTCTCCATTCACTTCGCTACTTATACCGAGGTAATTTCTGCATACCCCATGACGGTAGGCGATGAGCTTCCTTATGATTGGGATTTCGAGTTCGGCAGTTCTGGAACGGGCGAGGGGCAGTTCCGGTATCCTTGGCAAGTACAGGTTTACAATGATGAGGTTTATATTTCCGATGTTATCACCGGATACCTGAG